CCTTTTAGTTTTCCAAAGGTTTCAATAATCATTTTGGTAGTACCTGCTAATGCACCAAAAGTAGTAATCATTTTACCTACTATAAAAATTGCAGGACCAATAGCTGCTACAATTAAGCCAGCATATACAATAAATCCTTGTGTCTCTGGATTTAATTTTTTAAAACCTTGTACTAAATAATTTATTTTATCTGATAACGCTATAAAAATTCCTTCTACATTTAAACTTGTATTTATTACTTTACCAAGTTCTGCAAGTGATGCTGTAATATTGTCGGTTAAGTTATCAAAACTATTTCCTAAACCTCCTTGAGCTCTTTGTAAATTAGATAATGCCTCTACTGTTTTTTTAGAGAAATCTTCAGCAGATATACCTGTCGCATTTATTCCTTCTGCCGTAGATGCTCCAAATGTTTCTTGTAATAATGTACTAAACCCTGGTAATCTTTCAGCTATTTGATTTATTGATTCTTGTGTTATTTTACCAGTAGATTGTATTTTAGAAAAAGCAAATATTAGCTCATCAAAAACAACTGCTCCTTTACCTGCTCTGGCAGTAGCGTTACCAAACTGCAATATAGTTTCTCGCGCTGCGTCTGCACTTAAACCAACGGCTTGTAATGTAGATGATGCTTGTACAACTTGTGGTAAAGCAAGACCTGGATTTTCAGCAGTTTTTCTTAGTTTTTGTAATTCTACTTCAGCTGCCTTACTACTTCCCATAATAGCAGTTAATCCTAATTCTAACCTCTCCATGTCGGCAAAGCTTTTTAAAGCTGCGCCTCCAAGTGCAATAATAGGTAAGGTAAGTGACTGTGATAATGTAGTACCTACACTTTGCATCTTACCACCAAATCTTGACATACTACGCTCAACCTTGCCAAGTTCTTTTTCAAGATTGGATACATCAATGCCAAGTTTTAAATTTAGTTTACCTAATGCCATTATCTACTCTTTATCCCATTTGTCAAATATTGTTTTGTCATTATTTGTCAAACTTCTATTAGTTTCTTTCTTAATAGGATTTTCCCATGGGAATTCAATTAAATCCTTTGGCTTTAAACTCTTACCTTTTGCCGTATGAACATTTAGTAAAAGTGTTGTCTGCCATCTAACTCTCTCCCATTCTGTTTGCTCCTTTTGTTCATAGTGATTATTATAACCTTGCATGGCTATAATAACTTCCTTTAAACTCATTTCGTAATATTGCGAAGGAAGAAACCTTAAAACTCCGAAACAAAAGCGTTCGATGTATTCAAGTGTGAGCTCTCCTCCTTCGCCACTACGTTTTTTTGGCTCTCATCTTCTGGTGGTGATATCTCATTTGAAATCATTTCCATGATGCGCGCTATTCCTGCCATGTCCGAATCTACTAAGTCGCAAAATGATTCTAAAGTATAAGGGCATTTATCCCCTTTAGCTTTGTAACCATGTTCAACACCGGAGAAGGCAAGTTCAAGGGCAAGTAAGAGATCTTCTCCTAAAAGGGAAAGGTCACTTAATTTAAGTTTCCTCTCCCTTAGAAATGTACCTAACACATACATACCAAATTTAATCGGTATGGATGTGTTGGCTATTGTTATTGTTTTCATGTGTTAGGATTTAAAATTATGCTTTAGTTGTCTTCACGATTGCACCAGTAACCTCAAAGGATGCTGAATAGCTTGTATTCTCTTCTACACCTGCGTTTAAATCTAATGATGTACAAATGGCAGACATTGTGAACACATTGTCACCTTGCACATCGGTAGTAAACTTAATAGTTAGCGCAGTACCACTAATCAAGTCGGTAAAGAGATCATCAAATAAGTAATTAGTAGAAGAATCACCAGGACCGGCATATAATGCCTCTGTGGACAATGTGCCAGAGAGTTGACCTTTCTTTACTTCCCTCCATCCTCCAGCTGCGGAATCCTTTGTCAAGATTTCACGCATGGCTGCGGAAATGTTCATTTGGCAGGATGTTGCGTAACCGATAGCAGTGCTATCTTTGTATAGTCGCATCAACGTACCATTAATTATGCCAGTAGTTGCCATGTTTATTTATTTTTTGGTTTATTAATTTTTTCTTCTTCTTCCTCGTCATTAAAATATGACATAGGTACTGGAATAGGAATATAGACTGGATCTTGCTTAGTCTCCTCTTTCTGCGGCATTTGTTCAACAACAAAGTCTTCATCAAGTAGTTCTGCAATGCCATCTTTTATCATTTGCTCAGCATATTCAGATAAAAACACACCAACTTTACCTGGTGCCTTTCCATTCCATTCTTTTAATAATCTTAGTTTCATCGTTTCATTTTTGCCATAAAATCAACACTCATCCAGTAAACATTTAAATCAGCATTATATACCTGACTGTCAGAGCTCATATATTTTAATGTTTGTACAGCAATGCCATTTACCGTTCCTACAAATCTATCTAACCGATTGCGCACATTGTTTGCAAGTGTCTGTGTAGTTTCGTAATTATTAGTATATACATCTATTTGTAATGTTATTTCCTCTAAATTACTTTGACCATCTTTAAAATCAACAGGTAAGCTATTTATGATAGTATAAACCATAAAAGGATACTGCACATTTTGTGGTGCAATGTCCGGAAAGATATTTAATCCACAAATACCAGTTACTGCTGCATCAGTCGTTAATCTGCCGTATATTACTTTTCCTATCATGATACTTGCCAGAATTTTTTAGGTCTTTCTTGCATAATAAAAATACATTCATCACGCATAGTTTTAATTACTTTTTCCCGGCTTAAATTCCTTGCTTTAACAACTATTTTGTTATACCATGCTCTTGTACTTCCATACACCATGTGAGCGTAAAATCCATTTGTGCCTTCGCTGCTATTAATACCTCTATTCATTGTATTTCTTTTATACAATGGCCCTATTGCTCCAACTGCTCTTTTGTATGATGCAAGATTTTTAGATAAATCAATAATAGACTTTCTTAAATTACCTGGCTGTACATCATAATGTGTACCATCGTCTTTTTCCCATCCTTGCATTTTTTTATTACCAAAAGGATTGGTGCTTATTCTGTGAGGCTTACTACTTACAGGTACTATTGACTTATATATTTCTAATGCGATAGGTGTAGCTGAATCAATAACTCTACTTCTTTCAGTAACTGTACATTGCTCCATTAACTCTGCAAACTCAATCACTGCATCTGCTAAACCTACCACTCTTAATGACATTCCTTGGAAACTTCTTCTACCTGCGTAGTTAGACTTTTGAAGATCTTTAAGGTGATTTATTTGTTTAGCTGATAAATATCCCATTACACATAGTTTTGAGCAAATGAACAAAATAAATGCAAATACATATTGTCTTCACTTATCTGGAGATTCTCTATTTGATAGTATTTATCCATCCAGATAATTCTTTGTTGCTCGTTTATGTCTGTCCTATTTCGACAGGTAACTCTCACCTGGCTTAATGCTGTTATCTTGCCACCTTCTACCTCCTCCTTGTTTACTCCTTTATAATCTACTATTGCCCAAACCTCGGCAAAATTACTCCATGTCTCTGTTCCAAAACCAGTGGTACCAATAGCACGAGAAACACTCTGTACTATTATTCTTTCTCTTAACTTTCCTATTTCTTCTTTCTTGTTGTATCTCATTAGAATAATTGAACGCGATATTGATCAAGTAAATACTCCGATGCCGTAGGTAATTTCTTTATATAATCTTCTCTATTATCGTAACCATCTGCTATCATCATTAATACAGCCTGTCTTATCTGCATTGGCACACCAGATGGCTCTGTGCTATATCCTGCCGTATAAGTTATTGTTACATCATTTATATTACCGTAAAGTGTAGGCCATGTAGAACCGTATGCTAAAGCTAATCTTCCAGGCTTTAAAAAAGTATCTACAACATAATTAGCAGCATTGTAAGTTTGAACGCTATTAACTCCATCGTTATATTGAAATAAACTAACTGCAATTACTGGAGAAACAGATAAATAAATAGTAGGGTTATTAAGCCTATCTAACTTCTCTGTTATTGTTTGTGTAATTAACGCTTGATTTAGATAACGCTCTGCAACTTCACGAGCTGACTGCAATAAAGTAGTAATTAAAGTATCGTCAGCAGAAGTATCTACTTTCAGATAATTCTTAACTTCATTTAATGTCCAAACTTCTTTAGCAGGTGCCGTTGTTACTTTCCAAGCCATCTTTATATTTTTAAGTAGGGATGGATATTACTACCCATCCCTTTACTATCCCCTATTGATTACAGATTCTTCAAGTGCTTAATTGCCGCTGTCTGAATTAATTTACCATCAAAACGAGCGTACATTAAGAAGCCTAACTCCATCTCATCCATAAACCTTTCACGCAATGGCACAAGGACATTGTTAGCTACCTGGCGAATGATGTACTTAG